TGTGCTGTCTATCTTCATTCCTTACCTCCTCTTTTTGATGTCTATTGCGAGATTGTCGCTCACCTTTTCCGTTGTTACATTTGCCACCTCGTCGCTGTCGATGTAGGTGTGTACCTCTGTCTTGACATTGACCGTCTGCTGAATTGCCTGCAATTTGCTGTCGAGCATTCGATTCAGTCTTGAATAGAACTGTTCGAGTGGGAGGATTGCCTCTGCTCCTGCCTCGCCTCCTACCATCGCATTACTGCCATTAAACCCGAACAATGTCGGACTTACCATGATACAGCCCGTTTTGTACCACTCCACTCCGAACGATGGAACGGATGGAGGATTCAAGCTGAACGAACCGGATATGCTGAAATGTGGCATTTTTAAGTGTGGCAACGACCACTCGAAATTGAATGCGTTTTTCATTGCGTCGATAGCATTTTGTACCGTCGTCTTTGCTGCATTGATAGGCGTTTCGATTGCGGACTTGATTCCGTTCCAAATCGAGGACACCGTCGATTTCAGAGTGTTGAATACATTGCTCACTGTGCTGCTGATTGCATTCACCGCTGTCTGCACGGTATTTCTTGCCGTTTCGATAGCTGTCGTGATTGCGGTTTTTATGCTATTCCAGATTGATGTCGTTACCGTCTTGATGGAATTAAACACATTTGTGACGGTCGTCTGGATAGCATTGACCACGGTCGTGACCGCCATCCGAATCTCCATCCATACGGTTGTGACCACCGCCTTGATAGCATTGACCGTCGTTGTGACATTCGTCTGGATGGTCGTCCATACCGCATTTATTACATCTCGAATCGCATTCAGAATCTCCGTCACGTTGGTTTTGATGGTCGTCCATACCGTTGTGATAACGGAAAGGATTCCCGACAGGATGAACTTGATTCTCGCAAGGAAAAAGTCGAAAATCGTCATGATGATGGTCTTTAGACCCTCAAGTACCGACTGCACCTTGTCCTTGATAGCATCCCACGCCGAACTGATGACGTTTTTGATTGCTGTCATAACGGTCGTGATGACTGTTTTCACATTGTTGATTGCCGTCTCGATTTTCTCTTTGATAGCATCCCATGCCTCAATGACAACATCTTTGCAGTTCTCCCAGATGAACTGGAATGGTAGTGTGATGATTGTCACGGCTGCTTTGATAATCTCCCGAATTGCCATGAACGCCACCGTGATGATGTTCTTGATGGTTTCAAATACATTCGAGACGACCTCGCTGCATTTTGCGAATACATCGGAAAATGCTGTTTGTACTGCGGTCAGTTTTTCCGTGACTGCCGTTTTTACATCTTCCAGTTTGCTCGCAAATTGTTCCTTTATTTCTGTGAGTTTGCCTCCGGTCAGATTGTCCACAAAAGCAAATCCGGCTGTGTAATAGCCTTTGATTCCCTCCCATGCTCCGGCGACTACTCCCTTTATTCCTCCACCGTTCTCCTCATACGCAGCTTTGATATTGTCCAGTCTCTCGACGACAGTGTCTTTTACTGCTCCGAGGGTAGTGCCTGCGATTTCCTTGACCTTTCCGAATGCCTGCTGTGTTGCCTGCCCGAAATCTGTTTCAAGGAATTTGTTTTTTATCTCTGTGAGTTTGCCTCCGGTCAATTTGTTCACGAAAGTGAATCCGGCTGTGTAATAACCTTTGATTCCCTCCCACGCTCCGGCGACTACTCCTTTTACACCTCCACCGTTTTCCTCATAGGCTGATTTGATATTGTCCAGTTTCTCGGTGACGGTCTCTTTTGCTGCCGTCATCGTGTTACCGACGACTTCTTTGACTTTTCCGAACGTCTCCGAGGCGACTTCTGCAATCTTTCCGAATGCCTCTTTCACGGTCGTCCATAATTTATTGACCGCATTCCGGAATGTCTCTGAATGGTTATATAGTGCAACGAATCCGGCGACCAGACCTGCAATCGCAAGGACGACGATTGCTATGGGGTTTGCCGACATCGCTGCATTGAGTAGCCACTGCCCCGCTGCTGCTGCCTTTGCTGCTACCGTGTGGGCGATTGTCGCTGCCGTGCCTGCCGTCGTCGCCGTCGTGTTCGCTGTTGACGCTACTGTCGACGCTGTTTCTGCTGCCGTATCTGTGACCGTTGCTGCCGTCTTTCCTGCCAGTTTTGCGATAATCTTGGGGATGATGTCTCGCATGGTCTTGTATGTATCGACCGCCTTTTTTATCCCCTGCCCTAACTTTCCGACTGCAATGGTCGCAGGTGCAATCGCTGCGACAAACAGACCGACCTTGATGATTGTCTGCTGCTGCCCCTCGTCCAGTGTTCCGAACCATTCGCACAAAGTTCCGACTTTCTCGGTGAATCCCTCAATCATCGGAGTGGCAGATGTCAAAATCGTCTGACCGAACTGCATCACTGTATTTTTCAACTCATTGAGTGCCAGTTTGATGTCATACGACGTTGTTTTCATCTTGTCAAACGCCGTGTCTGTCGCTCCGGTCGATTCTCGCATCTGTCCGAGTGTTGAGTTGAATGTGTCGGCACTATCGCCTAACAGAATCAGACCCGCTTTTGCTGCCTCCGATGACGAGAACATGTCGCTCATGGAGAGGTTTTGTTCTTTCGCTGCTCCGTCCACGATTGCAAGGACATCCGCAAGGCTCGCACCGTCTGCCATCAATTCCTTGAATGACTTTCCGGTCTTTTCACGCAGAACCTTGTCGGTCGTGCTGCCAGTCTTTGCCAACTCATTGAGCATCGAGTTCATATAGGTCGTGGTTTCTGCTGTTGCCACGCCGTTCGCTGTCATGATTGCATATCCGGCGCATAACTGGTCGAGTGCCACGCTGTTGGCGTTTGCCGTCGGGATGACTTTACCCATTGCGGAGGACAGTTCTGCAACGGTTGTCTTTCCGAGATTCTGTGTCTGAATGAGCATATCGGACACGTTTGTGACCTGCTCTGCCTTTAAGCCGTAGGCGTTTAGGATTGTGGTCAACAGGTCGAGCGTGTCTCCGGATTCCGCAAATCCCGCCGTTGCCAGTTTTGTGGACTGACGAACGAAATTCACCGCATCCGCTGTCTGCTGTCCTGCACTGATTGCGTTGTATACATTGTCGGCGATGTCACCCGCTGCAATTCCCGTCTCATTGGAAAGACTGACAATCGCATCCTCCATCTCTCCGACTGACATCTGTCCGGTGTCCATGATGGTGGATACCTTTGCAATGGAATCCTCGAAATCCACCGCCATCTTTGTCGCTGCGGTCGCAAAGGTTGCGATTCCCGCTGACACAACCATCATTTTTTGACCAAACGCCTCAAGTTTCTGCCCTGCTTTATCGCATCCATTCGCAAACGCATCGAGTTTATGGTCTCGCAGTTCCTTGTTGACTTTCGTCAATTCCCCCTGCATGTCGGATAGTTTTGCCTCTGCGTTATTTGCTGCGATTGCCTGTTTATTGAGGGATGCCTCTGTCTGATTGATAGAGTTTTCGCTCGTTTTCAACTCGTTCTCAAGTTTGGATAATTCCTCCTTGAGTTTCTTCGTTTCGTCTGAATCTTTTCCGGTTGCTTGTGCGGATTCCTCATAGGCTTTCTTTGCAGCCTCGACTTTCGCTTTCAGTTCATCATGTTTTGTTTTCTGTTCTGACAGCTTTGTGGAAAGTTTTCCGTACTGGTCGCCCGCCAGTTTTACAATTTCTTTTTGGAGTTTTATCTTGTCAGATAATGCTCCCGCCTTGTTTTTGAGGATGTCGGTTTGAGACCCGAATGCCTTTGCTTTTGCCTGCGTCGCTGTCCATTGGCTTGCGAGTGCTTTCGCCTCCTGTGCCATCGACTTCATCGTTTTCTGATACGAATTTGCATCCGCAGTCGCTTTCACGCTTACATAAGCCATTCAGTTCCCTCCTCTCCTACTGTTTCTCGTTTATTGTCTTGATTGCAAATTTCATGTAATCAAGCAATGCCACGATGTCAGTCTCAAGGCATTGACTGTATGAATTATTTAATAATTTAATTGCTATCTGAATCACTCTGTCGATATTGTCCGAGCAGACCTGCCATATATTTCCTTGTGTGTCCTCCTCGTCATATCCATTTTCACGGTCATAATCGTCGAATGCTGATGTCTCCTGCTCCACAGGCTCGTCCATCAACTCCAAAAATTTCGGAGTGATAACCTGCTGCATCACAAAATGAATGCTCTTTGCTGCGACCATGACCTCGACGATGTCCGTCTCTCCTAATTCCTCAAGTGACATCCTGCTGCCGAATATCTCCTGTGCAATCTTTTGATTGAAAAACAGTGCATCCGACAGGCAATCGCCGTCGTTTTTCTTCATGAGTTCCGCATACTTCCGATACTGTCCGACTGTGATGTGGTTCACGAAATATCTTTTTTCTCCGCAGGCGATGTATATTTCCGGCATCACTTGACGACGGTAAAATTTTCCTGTATTTTCTCCATTTTCTTCTGAATCTTCGCTGCGATGTCCATGTCTACCATCATAAACTCCGTGATGATTTCATCGGCAGAGAGACCGGTTTCTACATTCTTCAAATCCTCAATCGAGAACTGGTTTCCATACAGACGGACAATCCATTCACACATCAACTGAATGTGTTCCCTTTTATATCCCGCCGTCGTGCCTCCATTGATAGCCTCTGACGCATCCAGATAGTCCATGTAGTCATCTGCTCCGATTTTCGGCATCGTGTACTCTTTATGATTGATTGTGATTCTATGCTGTGCCATTTTGATTCCCTCCTGTCATCGTCTCATTTGCTAACCCGCAAGGTCTGTCTGTTCTTTTTCCTGCACCTTGCTGAACCAGTCAGCGATTGCAGTCTTTGCATCCTTGTCGTTCTCAACGAGGTTGCTCTCGTCAACAACAATCTGATAGCGACCATCTTTCTGTCTGTCGTAGAAATCGCCCTTGATGGTGTTGCTCTTTCCGGTGACTTTCTCTGCCTGTGTCTCGTGTTCGTCGTCGACACCCTGCCCGAACTTACCGCAGTACAGCCATACAAATTCATACTTTCCGTTTCTGCGCTTCGTGCGGTATCCGAGGGCGAGTTCCGGTGCAAGGTCGTCCTTTGTTTTCACAAGGAAACCATTTTCATATAACTGACCGAAAAGCAATGCTCTGTCCTGCGGTGCGAGAGTGGCGATTTCGATTTCCACCTCTGTTCCCTCGTAGGATGTGATTGTTTCCTCTGTTCCGTCATCGGAGTACACCTTTTCGCTCGACCACTTATCGGAAATCTTTGCATTGATTGCTCTCGCAAGTTTCACCGGAGTTTCTGTTGCATAGGCGGTCTGTGTGTTCTGTGTCAGTTTTGCGACATAGATGTCTCTTAATCCGCAATATCTGCTGCGTACAACTGTTTCCATTTTTATTCCTCGCTTTCTTCGTAGAATTTATTGAATCTTTGTGCTTTCATATAGATTCCGTTTTGAGGCTCTGAATCGTCTGCGTTTCTCGCCTCAAACTGAAATCCATGTTCTTTCATGAGTTTCTTGATTTGTGCTGCCAGTGCTGTCTCGTCCTGTCTTGAAAAGATTGTCACTTGCACCGACTGCTGAACGCCCTCTGCGTCGTCATCCGAATGACCGTCATCCGTCTCCCCTAAATCCCACAGGGTCACATGCGTGGCTTTTATATCCTCTCTGTACCACCCCTGCACGACCTTTGTTCCGGCATCCGACACCTCTTTGAGCGCATCCCTTGCATCTTTGATGATGTCTGCCATCGAATCACCCCACAGTCTTGTCTAAAAAATTTTGATATTCCTCCTCTGCGATGCTTTGAATCTGCCCCTCGGCTGCACGACCCGCCTTGTATATAAACTCTTGAGGCGGTCTGTCGACCGTTCCCCAGTTGATGAATTTCACATAAAAGTGTTCGCTGTTGTCCGATTTTGTCCATCCCACATCTGCCTCGGCTTTTGTTCCGCTCGTTTTCACTTTTTCAACCGGAACTGCATCCGCTGCGTGACCGGATGGATGCGATTTTGACCCGAATCCCCGTCCGGAGAGTTCTTGATTCCTCGATTTTGGCATCCGGCTCGACATCTCCCTTTTGATTATTGGTTGAGCCTTTGTCACGATGTTTTTATTCAAATTTTGAATTTCTCTATCTGTCGCACATCTTTCCAGTGCCTTGACCAGTTCATCCATTCCTTGAAATTGCATATCAATCCGCATAAAACCACCGCCCCGTGTCATATTCTGACACCCTATGAAACATGGTTCCCTTTGAGCAGGAAATGCGTTCCATTCTCCACTGGTGTCATCGAATAAATCTTGAATATATCTCCCTTGTAATTGACGAAAAATTCTTTGAGGTGTGTCCGCATCGCCTGCGTCTTTTCGCATCTCCGCACCTTGAAAACCGCTGTTTCCTCAAGTGACTGCTGCAACGCTGCATATTTTTCCATGCTTAACAGGTCGGAGACATCGCACCAACATTTGAAATACTCCTCCTGTTTGGTCTTATATCTTCCGTCCACCTCCTCGGAGGTTTCTCTGATAATGGTTATTCGTCCGGTCATGCTCTGCCTCCGTATATCTCTTTGAGCAGCATCGAGGAAACCGCCGTCTGCATTGTCTTTCTGTCTTTCCCGTACATCTCACGATTGTCGTATAAATCTTTCACAGAAATGAGGAGTAGCAGATGTTGCCGTTTTGACAGATTGTCAGCATCGAAATTCGGAATCAGTTCAACCATCTCCTCAATGCTCACATCAATCATCAATTCAATGATGTCCTCGTCGTCCTCATAGTCTATGTGATTGTATTTTTTGCAATCCGCAAGCAGTGCTTTTCTCTGCTCTGTTCTTTCTTCATCCGTCACCCGTTTCACCTGCTTTCATTTGCAGGCGGTCATAAACGACCGCCCTTTGTTTATCCCTCAACCGTTTCTGTGATAAATCCTTTGACCACTGCTGCCTCGTCAACAGGCTGAACGTCAAAACGGTCTCTGACTTTGATTCCTGTCAAATCTTTCTCCCACAGACCCGCAGCTTTGTCATTCATGTCGATGGTCAGCACACTACGGTCAAAGAGTGTGATTGCCTCTTTCAAATCGCCCATGTAGACCGGATGCTTTTCCGTGCTGCTTTCCTTTGTACTCTTGATAACTTTGTTTGACACCTTAATGATTGGATATTTACCGAACAAAAGCATCTGCGTCGCCTGTGTGGGATTCGGCTGCAAAATATACTTGCCGTCCGTATCCTTGAGTTTATCAAGGTAGTTGTAACCGCTCTGGTTGGTGATAACCACTGAACCCGTTGCGATTGCAGGGTCAAGTGTTACATTGAAAACATCTTTGATGCTGTCGAGATTGGAAATCACAACCTCTTTCCCTTTCGTCATGGTGTCAAGCACCTTGAGAATCATCGCATTTCTTGTCGCTTTGGTTTTCTTGGCA